ACCAATACGTCAGAAATAACTCTGGCAGAAATGGAAAGTACAGCGGGTGTATCACGTAGAGGTCGTCGTATGTTTACCGACTCTCTTGCCCCTGCAGAATTTTCCTTTAGCACATATATTCGTCCTTTCAAATCTCTAGGGCAGAATAATGTTACTTCAGGAGTAAAATCAGCGGATACTGCAGACTATGTTGCAGTTCATTCTATTGAAGAGTCTTTATGGGCGGCTATGACAGGTGCTGATAAGTATATCGCAAACAGTAATCTTATGTCTTTCCGAAGAAATGTAAACCCTGTAAGTGGATCAGAAAGCGATGTAATTACACCGACAGCCACAGAAAGTACAATAGTATTTACCGAATCAAACAGATCTGCAATGCATTCGTTTGTAATTTATTTCTTAATTGATACAGCAACAAGTAATCCTTTGTTATATCGATTACCTGAATCAGTTATTAACGAAGTCTCGATTGATTTTGATGTTGATGGTATTGCTACTCTTAACTGGACAGGATTTGCTAAGGAAGTTCAGGATCGCTCTGGACGTGTTCATATTGATTCTGAGATTCCATTAGGCACTGATACAACTAATGATGGTGTAGCTATGGCCTTAGGCGATGTGTGGTTAGATACAGATAATGGAAGAGCTTTCCATATTGTAAATACTGATCCAGGGAATAGTAACCCTTGCACCATGACACAAGCAATTGACGAAGCAACTACAAGTACTGCTAACTTTATTCGTAATCGACTAACTTCTGTATCTATTGAGGCAGCCGATGCTACAGATAAAGTAGCTGGAACCTTCCCAGGACAACACGCAGTTATTTCAGCAGTTGATGTTAGTGGTGGTACTGATAAGATAACTACAAGTACTGCTCATGGGTTTACTACAGGAGACCAGGTTAGAATTTCTGGCATTACAGGTTCTTCAGGAACAGCAGCTGATTTGAATGGTACACATTACGTAAATGTTACTTCTACAACTCAATTCAAGCTGTATACTAGTGAATCTGCTGCAATAACAGGACATGCCACAACAGGTCTGACCGATCTTGATGCACTAAATGCGGGAGCTACACTAACTTCCAGCGTAGTAGCAAATGGTAAATACAGCCTAACACTAACCGGTGGAAGTTTTAATATTGGAAATAATATTACTTATCTTGTACCAGAAGAATTAGGAGCGATTAACAAGCCGTTGGAGCACGTAACAGGTACAAGAACTGCTACGGGTAATGCTACTTGTTATCTAACTTTAGAAGATACTGATATTACAAATGGTACCTCTAGACAGTTCTTTAATGATATGGTAGGAACTGGAGCAATGGGTAAAGTTGTGAACAAGTTCAAGGTAGTAATGGATATTGGTGGATCTGCTGCAGCAGCAGCAAGCACTACTGATCCCGCTGTAAAAATTACCTTCCCAACCGCACACATTGAAGTACCAACACACTCCGTAGAGGATGTGATTTCATTAGAAACGAATTTCACCGCACTTCCAACAGACTTTGGAAGCGCTGACGAAATTACTAGTGTAATCTACTATCCCCCAGCTACGTACTAATCATAAAGGGGCTTCGGCCCCTTTTTTCTCTCACCCTCAAAAAATAATTCTTGACATTTATCGTGTTATTTAGTATAATTTAATTTTTAAACAAGGAATAATGTAATGCCCGAAGAAAAGAAACCCGTAGTATCATTAAAGAGTCTTATGACTCCAAGTAAAACAGTATCTATCGAATTCCCTCGGTTTAAGGGAGTAACTATAGATCTTTGTTATTTAGCCCGAGAAGAACTAGTAAAACTTCGTAAAAGGTGTATGACTACGAAGTGGAATAAGAAAACTCATCAGCCAATCGAAGAAATGGATGATGATAAATTTATAGTTGAGTACTGTAAAGCAGTAATTAAAGGATGGAAAGGTCTAAAATTTTCATACTTAGAAGAGCTTCTTTTGGTGGATGTTAGCGGCCTCGATCCAGATGATTGCTTGCCTTATACTCAAGATAACGCTGAACTGTTGATGAAAAATGCAACTGATTTCGATACCTGGGTTACAGAAACAGTAGGTGACCTAGAAAATTTTACTGGAAACAAGTAGTTGAATTAAAAAAACTACTTGAACGTTATGTACAAGAACAAGGTACGATGGATGTTGAAAAATATCTACGTATTTGTGAGCAATTAGGGCAAATACCTGATCCTGATAAAATGCCGCTCGAATCCACCGCTTTTCCGGAGGAAGTTCAAGTGGCATTTTTTATGTTTGATCTACTTTCAGATAATTGGGATGGGATGTCAGGAACATATTTAGGAAAAGACTGGTCACAATGTACTCAGTTATTTGATATCTATGGTATTGATGATCCTACAACTACTATATATTTTATGAAAATGTATGAATCTGTACTTATGAAATACAGATTAGATGACCAAGAACAAAAACGTAAAGCAGCTGAAAGAAAGCAGCAGCAAGCGGGTAAAACATATACCCATAATGTGCAGGGATAATGGCAAAAAAGAGTCAAGTATTTATAGATGTAGTAGTAGACGACAAGGGTACTACTAAACGTGTTGCTGTCAATGCGAAAAAGTTAGGGCTTGAACTTGATAACGCGGGCGTAGGTGCTGATAAAGCTGCCAGGGGTACTGAAAAATTATCTAATTCTTCACGCAATGCTAGTCGTAATATGCAAGGACTTAGCAAGCGAACTTCAAATGGTGCAAAAGAATTTTCAAAAATGCAACAAGGAATGGGCGGTCTTGTTGGTGCTTACGCAACTCTTGCTGCTCAAGTATTTGCTGTATCCGCAGCTTTTCAATTCTTATCAGAAGCCGCCCAGCTAAAAAATCTAATAGCAGGACAGGAAGCCTTAGGAGCAGTTACTGGTACTACCTATAAAACAATTACAAATTCTATTGTTGAAGCAACGGAGGCGCAATTAAAATACGGAGAAGCAGCAAGAGCCGCAGCAATAGGTACTGCTGCAGGCTTAACAGCGGGTCAATTAACAGAATTAGGTACTGCTGCAAAAAATGTATCTTTTGCACTAGGTAGAGACTTAACAGATTCTTTTAATCGTTTAGTCCGTGGTGTAACAAAAGCAGAGCCAGAACTATTAGATGAATTAGGTATTATTCTTCGATTAGATCCAGCAATAAAAAAGTATAAAGAAGCTTTAGGAATTGTTGGTAGAGAACTAACAGCATTTGAAAGATCCCAAGCGGTTACAAATGAAGTTCTTGAGCAAGCAACAAGAAAGTTTGCAAAAATAGAAGCATTAATGGATCCAAATGCAGCCGCTCTTGCTAGATTTACAAAATCTTTTGATACTTTGGTAAATCAGTTTAAAATTGGGTTAATAACTGGGCTCACCCCTGCATTAGAGTTTTTATCTGAAAACACCAAAGCTTTAATAGCAACTCTAACTCTTTTTTCTTTACCCATTTTAAGAGCCATACTTCCTTCGTTTGATAAATGGCAAGAAAAAACAAAAAGTCTTGCTGCTGCATCTAAAAAAGCAGGAGAAAGGCAACTGCAGTTAATGGAAAAACAAGCAGAAAAAACACGGGCTTTTTATAAAGGGCAAGTCCAAATGGCGGAAGAAGCAGCAATTAAAACAAAAAATATAGCCAAAAAACATGGTATAGGTGCTGATTCTTCTATGGGAATGCAGGCTCTTTATGGAGAGGGCGAAATGAGTGGCCGTGAAAGAGCTGCAGCAGGAAAAATGCTTGCTCACGCAGAAGGACAGCTTCAGGATGAAAACTTACAGAAGCGTACAGGAGCTTTAAGAAAACATTCAGCAGAAGAAGTAGCTATTCTTCGCTCTAGTTATGACAAGAGAGTAGCGTTAGCGAGTAAAACGTCTAAAAGTATTACACACCTGTTTCAAATGAGTGCCTCTGCAATAATAACAACATATAGAGGAGCAGCAGGAGGTGTGGCAACTATTTTTGCGGGGATGGTCTCTATAGCAAGAGGAGCAGCTATTGCAATAAATGTCGCTATGTCAACCGTAGCAATAGTAGGAGTTTTAGTACTGGTTTGGGAGGCTTTTAAAAAGGTCAAAGATATTATTGATCCAGTTTCTGAAAAATTAAAAAATCAACAAAAAGACGTAGAAAACTTATCAAAAAAATACCAAACTCTTACAGAAGAAATAGAAAGAAATAGACAAGCCCGAATAGACCTGCTTAGAGGTGATGAAGCCGCAATGAATGTTGGAGCTACCCTGCAAGGTATAGATGTAAAGCAATATATAGCTGATGTTCGAGAGTTTCAAGCTATGGACAGATCCGTTGCTCCCGAAGAATATGATAAAACAGCATTGAGACTAAAAGAAGTAGCAGGACAATTAATACTAGTAGATAAAAGATTTAGAGATGTTGGACTCTCACTCGTAAAAGGTACAACAATATCTAAAGACTCGGAGAAAGACCTAGTAAATCTAGCTAATAGATATATAAAAATAGGTGCAACTTTACGAAGTCTTCCAGAATTAGCTGAAAAAGCACGCACATCCTTTACAAATCTGACAAAATCACTCACTAAAGGAACCGCTATAGATCAATTCGTTGTAGATCAAACGGCTCAGTTCAGAGGTACAGAGGAGCAACAAAATCAACTAGAGCTTTCTTTCGCCAATCGCAAAAAAGAAGTAGAACTTGCAGAAGCACTTTTACAAAAACAAAAAGAGGAAGCAAAAGCAGTAGGTATGACTATTGATGAGCTTGATGAACTTAATAAGAAAAGACAGAGCTCACTTAAGAGAAAGAAGCAAGAAGCTATCGATGAAATGAAGCGCAAAGGAATAACTGATATCCGTGGGGAGGTTGGATTCAGAGATGAGGATACAATAAAAAGAATAAAAGAACAAAGAGAAGAAGATAGAAAAGGCATAGAAGCTATATCAAAGGCGAAAACAAAAGACTCCCTATTAATGTTAAGATCAATATCGGCACAACAAGAGATGAATGACTTACAAAATGATCGATTAGACAATACTCTTAGACAAGCCGAACAAACAACCCTAGGACTTACTTTAGCAGGAAAATTGAAAAATGTAACAGTGAGTACTATTTCTGCAGAAAATGCTGTTTTAAAAGCAAAGGAAAAACAAGTTCTGGCTCAGTTTGCATATGATAATGAAACAGGACAAGCAAAAGTAAATGCGGAAAAACATTTAAATATTGTAAAGAAAGAAGTACGAGTTGCCGAGGCAAAACGAGACCTGGCAGTAGAGACTGCAAGACTTCAAAAAGAAGAACTACAAAGGCAAATTGCTTTATTGCAAGTAAAAATGCAACAGTTAATGTTAACGGGTCAAATTGCTGCCGCAAATCAACAAGCCGCTACTGTGGAAGCAATGGGCGGTGGAAGTTTTGAGTCAAAAAGACAAGCAAGAGAATTACGCACGGGTGCATTAGAAGATGGAGTAACTCTAGCACAATCACGAGCAGACGAAGAAGCAGCAGCCTATGTGCAAAGATATCAAGATAGAATCAAGTCGCTAGCAGAACAAAGAGGAGGTCTGGAAAATCTTACTGATGCTGATCGACTAGATATAGCAGTGAGTGCAGATCCAGCAAAACTGCAAGGAGCTCAGCAACAACTCCAAATAGCCAAAGATAACTTAGCCATAATGAAAGAAGGCGGTGCTATTATGGTTAAAGAACAGCAGTTTGAATCTGAAAAATTAGGTATGCGTGCTCAATCGAACTTCTTTGATAGAGGTGAACAGTTATTTTTAGATATGAAAATGGCCGCCCTAGATAAAGGAATACAGCTTTCTGATCAGGAGCTTGTAAATTTGAGAGCACAAGCAGATGCTCAGGTTGCGTTAAATGATATAATAGAGATGAAGGCAGGTTTAGCTGATTCTATAACTAGTAATATGGAAAGTGCTTTTGTATCTATAATAGATGGCTCAAAAAGTGCAAAAGAAGCATTTGCATCAATGGCAAAAGCAATACTTGCCGATATTGCAAAAATGATAGTAAAGTTATTGGTCCAAAGAGCAATAATGGCAGCAATGGGTATGGCAGATGGAGGAATCTCTCCCACTCTTAGTCAAGCCCCCACAGTTGGTATAGGTAATACTATGGCGGCAAAAAGTGGAGGAGTATTTGGTCCTTTGAAAAAGAATAGTTATACTTCTGGAGGAATTGCAAGAGGTCCACATGCTGGATATGCTGCAACTCTTCATGGAAATGAAGCAGTAGTTCCTCTTCCACATAATAGAAAAATTCCTGTAGAACTAATGGGAGGTGCTGGAGGTCAGCAAAATAACGTTACTGTTAATGTAAATATGACAGGGGGCGGAGGAACGGCCTCTCAAGCAGGCCAAGGAGATAGTAATCAAGCAAATCAAATTGGTGATGCGATTGCAAAAGCAGTACAAGCAGAGCTTCAATATCAAAAACGTTCTGGTGGTATACTGAATCCTTACGGAGTAGCATAATGGCATTAGGTTTCACAGTAACTAATATAACAACTGATAAAGTACGAGCAGATAAAAATTTATCTAGACAAGCTAATCCACGAGTTCGAGTAGCGCAGTTCGGAGAAGGGTATCAGCAAAGAGCGATTGACGGAATAAATAATATTGTAGATACATATAGTTTGATGTTTTCAAATAGAGAAAAAATAGAAGCCGATGATATTATGGCTTTTTTTGATACAAAGGCAGGAGTTACAGCTTTTGATTTTACTATTCCTGATACCAATTCTACAACTACAGTAACAGCTGTAGTCGATTTAGGAGGGGAAAGTCCTAGCTCTACAACGGCTTATACTTTGGACGCTGCAACTACAAATCTTGATATATCTCCTGGAGCTACAGTTACGGGTTCTGGTATTTCAGGAACTGTAAAAGTCGGTGGAATATCAGGAGTTAGTTTAACTCTTGATACTGCACAAACTATTGCGGATAATGTTACTTTAACCTTTACTAATCCTAATGAAAAAACAATAAAAGTAATCTGTGAAACTTGGTCTATGACTTATACAAGCGGAGATTTCTATAGTATTCAAGCAAATTTTAAAAGAGTATTTGAGCCATGAGTAAGGAGTTAGCAACTGATCACTTAAAACAAGAAGTTGCAAGTGGTTACCTAGAATTTTATGAGCTAGAAGTAGGATCAGGAAGTAATAATATTTTGTATTTTCATGATGGAAAAAATGAAAATAGTGCAGATATTACTTACGATAGCAATACTTATATAGCTATGCCTTTATTGATGACAGGAATAGAAATTCAATCAAGTGGTGCAATTGCTCGCCCAACTCTTACAATAGCAAATGTTGAATCAATAATTAAGTCTCAATCAAAGTTTAAAACCCAGATGGAAGATGGAACTTGGGATGCAACTGTTGATGGAGATCCGATCGCTGCAGTTGACTTTCGAATAGATCATTTAGTAGGATCTAAACTAACTCGCAGAAGAACTTTAGAAAAATACTTAACGAGTGATCCAGTAGTAGAATTTTCGAAAGACGTGTATATAATTGATAGAATACAGTCAAAAAATAATTTATTTGTTACATTAGAGCTCGCAGCTCCTTTTGATTTATCGGGAATAAGAATCCCTTCGAGAGTAGTAGTTGGAAAATATTGCCCCTGGCAATATACTGCAGCATCAACTGAAAATACAATAAAACGAGGAGGCTGTTACTGGAAATCACATAACAACTACGTAAATAGTGATGGAACAAGTAGTATATTTGTAACTGTTGATGATGAGCCTCTTTTAAAGAAATCAGCCGTTGAAGGTTTAGGGAGCGGAGTTTACTTTGGTAGCGGAATTGATAGCAGTAATGATCATGATTTAGATGATTTTGTAAAAGTCGGTGGACAATATTATCGTTCTCGCACAGCAGAAAACTCAAATAAAGACGCAACAAATGATGTATTTTGGACACTATGTAGAGTTTATACTGTTTGGACAAATGATTCTGGTAGTACAAGTTATACTATAGATGCAGTTGACCCAAGAAAGAACTCTTATGTATACCATAATAATACTGTTTGGAGAGCTGTAAAAGCACACACTAAAAATGCTACATATACCCCCGAGTTAGGATCGACTCATTGGAAACGAGCAGATGTATGTGGAAAACTTATAAAATCTTGTAAAGTCAGGTACCAAGCACAAAAAGCAACTTCTAGCACTGGCACTGATTTTATAACATCTGATCATTTAAATACTGATGTTAGTTTACCTTTTGGAGGTTTTCCAGGAAGCAGGAAGTTTAGATAGTGGATTTTATTGAAGAGATACGAGAACATTTTAAAAATGAATACCCTAGAGAAGGTTGTGGAATACTAACTGTAGTTAAAGGGAAGCAAAAATGGATACCTTGTACGAATATTGCAGAAGAAAATAATCATTTTATAATTGATACAAAAGAATATTTAAAAATTGCAAGAACTTCAGATATTATAGGAATAGTACATAGTCATCCAGATGAAAGTTCAGAACCAAGTGAACTTGACATAAATAATTGTAATGCTCTTGGTAAAAAATACTATATATTTAGTTATCCGGAAATGGACTTAACCATAGTAGAGCCAGAAATAAATACTACTGATTTATATGGACGAGAATATGAATTTGGTGTAAAAGATTGTTTTGAAGCACTCAGAGATTATTTAAAAACTCAAAATATAGATATACCCCCAAGAGCAATGTTTGTAGAAGATTACTGGGATAAGGATATTGATTATTTTAATGATAAAATTATTTCAGACTGGCAACATAGTCCAGTCTCTTTAAATGAAATCAAAGAAAACGATGTGTTAATTTTTAGAGTTTTTTCCAATATCAATAATCATTGCGGAGTTTATTTAGGAAATGATATATTTTACCACCATGCAGAAAATAGACTCTCTTGTAGAGAGAATTTATACCCACAATGGAAAAAATGGCTAGTAGGAGCTTATAGATATGAAGCGTAAATTATACTTAGAAGGAGAACTTGCAGAAAAGTATGGGCACTCAATGACTGTGCATGCTGAAAGTGTTAGTGACGCTCTTCGACTATTAGAAGCAAATAATCCAGATTTTAAAGAGTATATGATTGATTGCAATAATAGAGGTGTTGATTTCGGAGTTGAAATCGCAGACGAAGAAATAGAACATGAAGATGAGATATTACTACCTATTAAAACTGGAGACATAACTGTAACAGCAATTCCTGCTGGAGGCGGCGGAGGATTTAAAAAAGTTTTAACTGGACTTCTTATTGTTGCAGCAGTAGTTTTAGCTCCATACATGGCGGCTCATGGAATTGCTGGAGGATTAAGTGCGTTTGCAGGAGTCGCTGGTCAAGTAGGTCTTGGAACAGCTATAGGATTTGGTTTTACAGCTACAGGATGGATGGGCCTAGCAATAGCAGCTGTAGGAGTTAGTATAGCAATGAGTGGTTTGCAAGAGATGATGGCTCCTGACCCAGCTACTGATAATGACCAAGAATCGTCTTATTTATTCAATGGAGCAGAGCAGAATTTAATTGAAGGAGATCCTGTTCCAGTATTATATGGAAGATTACAAATACCAGGACAACCAGTAAACTTTGAAGTAACAAATGCTAATCCAGCAAGCAGTTATGGTTATGGCATGTATAATAGACAGCAATGGGCCGCCTCCGGAGGAGGAATCCCCACAGTTTACGTAATAAACCCAATGGCTTATATCTAATGAGTAGAGGATCAATAAAATCAATAGACAGACGTCGAACTGCAGATGAAAATGTTGTTATTAATCAAGTTTCGGGCGGTGTAACTTATCAAAGTGTTTCTGTAACTGATATACTTTCAGAGGGTGAAATAGGCGGTCTTGTAAAAGGCGGGAATAGTATTTATGTCGATGGCGCTCCTCTTTTTGCAGAAGAAGAAATAGAGGTAGTAGGAGATAATACTAATACTGTAACAGGTGCTACTAATTCTACATCAGTTACAGCTAGTGAAAATATAACTGATACTACAATCGATCCTACTGCAGGAAAAAGATTTTTAGTAGTAAAAGAGGCTATAGAAACTACAGTTGAGATTACAAATTTAGGTCATTCGTTTCTCGATGGCAACGGACAAAAACGAGGAATAACTGCTACGATAGAAGCTTCTAGTAATATTTTTCTAGACACCTATAGTCATGTGGCTGGTGGACAATTAATACAAGCTTTTAATTTACAAAACGCACAACACGGTGATGTAGCAGCATTTTTAGAGCTTGAAGAAGGTTTTATAGGTGGATTTATTCATCAAACTGGTACAAGCCCTTCTAATACTGCTACTTTTAAAAGTGGTTTAGGGAGGCCTTCTGACTTAACATATGTCGATGAAGATGGTACAGGAAACTCCCATACATTACTTTTAGATCTTTATCTTGATATTGCTTCTATCTCAGGATCTACAATTACTTTGGCGTCTGCACCCCCGGTTGCTTTCTCAGATAAAAATTTCGCAATTACCGCATTAGTACAGAGAACTAATGATCCTAGCCGCGCAAATGAAGGTTCTTCTTATCAGTTTCGCTCAGGAACATTTAATCAAGCACCTATGACTCTTCTTAATGGAGAGGGGTCTTCCAGTATTCCTCTAACCATACCTACAGGTCCGCTAGAGAGAGGAACAGCTAAGGATATTACAACTGCTAATATTACAGGAAGTCAGGCAGCCGAAGTTGATATAGTTCGTTTTATTATAACTTATCCTAGTGGTTTGTACCAGTATCACTCCAGCAAGGGAGGAGATAGACACACAGGAGTAGGATATAGGTTTGAACTAGGAATTAAACGAGGTGCAAGCGGTTCTTATGTTTATGAAAAACTTGGTGGAAATCTAAAATCAGGTACTTTTCATCAGTCTTCAACAGCCGCTCAGGCTGGGGAAGATATTATGGCTCATGGAGCCTTAAAGAAATCAGCCGTTAGTTTTGAATATCTTATTGATCTTACTCCTTTTCAACCGTTCACTGATTTTGTAGTAAGAATTACACGTTTAACAAATCACGGTACAAGCCCTCATGTAGACCCGCACTGGTGGAATGACTCTAGTGAAGGTAAATTAGAAACAGCTGCAAGTCATTGGGATGGAGTGCTTACAGCACAAATTAGTTCAGCAACAGCAGTTATACAAGAAAAATTGTCTTATCCTCATACAGCTATGGCGAATGTCCAATTTAGCTCTAAACAATTTCAAAATGTCCCTAAAAGAACTTATGATGTTAGAGGAATAAAAGTTTTAGTTCCTTCTAATTATATAACTCGTGAAGAAAATCCTACTGAGTCGACCTACCCAGGACAAGTAGCTTTATATAAAAGAAACACTTCTACTGGAGCCAGAGAAACAACGGAACAGCCTTGGGATGGAGCGTTTAGATCAGAAAAAGTATATACAAATAATCCCGCATGGGTTTTTTATGATATAATGACTAATGATCGATATGGTCTTGGAGAATGGTTAAAATCTACAGATATTGATAAGTATTCTTTATATAAAATCGCAAGATATTGTGACGAATTAGTTATAGACGGAAAAGGAGGAAAAGAGCCAAGATTTACAGCAAATCTTTACTTACAAAAAGCTACGGACGCTTATAAAGTTCTTAAGGATATGGCTACTATATTTAGAGGGATGTTATACTGGCTTGGGGGAGAAATCGTTCCAGTTATAGATGAGAAAAAGTCCCCAATATATAACTTTTCAAAAGCAAATGTTATTGATGGACAATTTAATTATGAAGGTTCTGGAAGTAAAACACGTGCGAATCAATATATTGTAAGTTGGAATAATCCAGAGGCACAGTATAAATTAGAACCAATAATTGTTGAAGATAGACAAAATATTATTGATACTGGTCGTATTTTAAGTGAAAAAGCAGTTGCTTTCGGTTGTACGTCAGAAGGACAAGCAATACGATACGGTAGATGGAAACTTTGGACAGCAGTTAATCAGACAGAAGTTGTTGGTTTCAAAACTGCAGAAAATGCAGCCTTTTTAACGGCTGGCGATATTATTAATATTCAAGATGCAGATGATTTTGATATTCCATTTAGTGGTAGAGTCAACTCCTATTCAGAAAGTGGCTCTGTAACATTAACACTAGATAAAGATATTGATATACATTTACGTACATCAGGCTATACTTATAAAGTAGCAATTATTGTTCCAAAAAAGGCAGCTATACTTACTCAAGACAGTGCAACTATTGGAGGCTCTTCGTACTCCAGAGGGGACGTTGTCACCCAAGCTAGATTAACTCATGGAGGAAGCCAAGCAACTATAGTTGTTGCAAATGAAACAACCACTAGTCTGAATGTAAATAATGCACTAGATGATTCTAATGAGTTTTTATCTTTATCCTTAGAGACCTCTACTATTGTTCAAGAGCGCTCTTTAACAGGCACAACTGATGTTAGCGGTGTTGATTATACTATTCCTTCTTCTGCTTCTGACGGGCGAACTACAATTCAATTAAGCGCAGCCTTAGATGAAGATGCTGCTGCAGATTTAACAGAAGCAATCTGGGTTATTAAACAAACCGATACTGCTAGTCAAGCTGAAACAATGAGTTCAGCAAAACAGTATAAAATTTTATCAATAAATGAAAATGAAGGAGGAGAATTTGAAATTAGTGCAGTTGAGCACTATAATGAAAAATTTGATGATATTGAAACAGAATTTAATACAGCAATCAATGATCCAGTTCTTCCTCCAGAACCAAATACTATGCCTCCTAGTCCTGCAGCGGTGCGTATTTTAAGAACTCCTAGATTCAACCGTCCAGGCGAAGAAGTCACAGTAGAGTGGGAAAATCCACCAAGTTATGACTACCTAAAAGGATTTGAAGTAACTCATAATTTGAATCCGGATCTTAGCAAAGAAACTTTCTTTGCGCCTGCATCACAACTGTCTAAACGTTTCAACGATCTACCAGACGGAACTTATACTATAGAAGTAAGAACGGTTAGTACTTTTGATAAGCGTTCAAAGCCTACTATAGCAGAAGCTTCTATAGTTGATGTTTTTTCAGGGGAGCGTGTATGGGGTGGCGTTCGTAAAGGAGCAGTTTGTACTTCAACAATAGAATTAAATGGTAGTGATGTAATTTTTACCAAGCCTACTTATACTATTGGTCCGAATATAGCGGAAGTAACAGACGAAGAAATGTTTGTATTTGCAACTAATAATCCTAATAATGCGGCTTCTAAGAGTGTAAGTATTACGGAAATTAGTCAAGGGGATTGGGCAGGCTTAAAAGTTTCTACAGGTACTTATGCGGGAACGCCTTTTGCTTATATTTTCTATGATTTTTCTAATACTTCTCATGCTACTAATGACCCTCTAAGGCTAGTTTCTTGGAAAAATGATACAAGTTTTCAGTATCCGTTATTTTATTGGTATGATGCGGATAAATATGCAGCAAATACAGCAAGTATATGGACAGCAATAAGCGGAACAGTCGCTGTAGAAGAAAATAGTAATAAAGTAGTAGGTACGAATACTAGCTTTACAAGTTTGAGTTTTCAGAATATTGTAAAATTAAGTTCCACTCAAGGAGCACGAATTTCTTATATTGAAAGCGACACTTTAATGTATTTAGATAGAAAAATTACAGCAGCTATATCGTCAGGTACAACAGCGTATGTAGATGAATTAGGTATTGATTATGAAAATGACTTTATAATAGCAGCAGTAAATTATAAAAATAGCACTTATAATCTTAAGCCTTGGATTACTCATGTGCCTTCTTTATCTGATCAAACTCGAGGAGTCGTGGTAACTTCTAATGTTCCTATATTAAATTATGATGCTGATAATAGTTTAAGTGATGATATGACTTGGGATGAGTTATCCCTTGATATTCAAGCTATTAATTTTGCAAATCCAGAAATAAGAGTAACCGGAGCAGGTTTTACACAAACAAATGTTAGTGCAGAAACTGCTTATACTGCGGCTACTTCTAGAACCGTAGAAGTTCATACAGTTGCTCATGATGCTTCTCCTGCTGTCACCTACGCTGGAGGTGCATTAGAGTTTAGTATTGAAGTTCGGGAAAAGGACTTTACTTCTTTAACTAAAACTGTTGTATATACTATTTCGAAAAGTAAGGATGCGGCCACAGCTACGGGTACAAAGAATGCCGCAGGATACTTATATTATAATACTCAAAGTGAAACAAACCCAGGATCTTCAGGTACAGGGGGTAATACCTTAGCAAATGATTACTGGGATGGAACCTCTTATGTTTGGTCATCAGGATCTTTTACCGGATCAAAGAT